GTGTAGGGGTTTCAAATGACATATCTAGTGCTGCTACTTTTTATGGCGGTGGTGGGGGTGGTGCAACACTCCACTCTACAGATGTAGGGGACGGTGGAAATGGTGGTGGCGGTAATGGCGCTTACTACAATGGTGGCGCAACTCAAGTTTCTACCGCAGGAACAGCAAACACTGGTGGGGGAGGCGGTGCTGGCTCATACGTTGTTACTACTGGAGCAGCGGGTGGCTCCGGTATTGTAGTTATACGGAGATTAACCCAACAATCTACAGTAGAAAATATGACTCTTATATCAAATGCCCAAACCGCAGAGTCTGCCCCAACTAATGGTGACTTGGTTATGACCATCACTAATGGGGCGGGAACTACAACCCCCAATACAGACATTAAAGCATACATTACAAGAGATGGCTCGGATTATACAAGTGAGGTTACGCTGGTAGATCAGGGCGACACAGGTGGTCATACAATCTTGACGGCTAATAATGTTGATTTGAGTGGGGAAACCTCTGGTACAGCAATGCGGTGGAAGATTACCACTCACAATCAGTCAGTCAGTAAAACTACAAGAATACAAGCAGTATCACTAGGATGGTCATAATATGAGTTATGTAGGAAACCAACCAGCGCAAACAACCATCCCTGCTGATGATGCAGTAACCACTGCAATGCTAAAGGATGATGCTGTTACAAGCGCTAAGATAGATGACGGTACGATTGCTACTGCTGACATAGCAGATGATGCTGTAACTGTTGACAAGGTAGCCAACGCTATTAATACTTCTATTGCTGCCAACACCTCTAAGGTAACAAACGCCACGCATACCGGAGATGTTACGGGCGCAACGGCTCTTACTATCGCTACTGATGCGGTAGATATTGCAATGCTTAGTGCAACAGGTACAGCTTCTTCAAGTACATTTCTAAGGGGCGATAACTCTTGGCAAGAGGTATCAGGCGGGTCATCATGGCAAGCGGTACAAACTACAGGATTCACCGCTGTTGCCGGAAAGGGGTATCCCTGTAATACAACAGGTGGAGCCTTTACTGCAACGCTTCCAGCGTCTGCGAGTGTGGGGGATACTATAGAATTTATTGATTATGCTGCAACTTGGGATACTAATAATCTGACACTAGACCCACAAAGTCTGAATATAGATGCACAATCTGCCAATGTCACATTAACATATGAGAGGCAGGGAGTAAGGATAGTTTATGTGGATGCCACTCAAGGGTGGCTTGCTGCTACAGGTGTAAATGAAACCAGACCTGCTATTGTGCTTCCACCATTCGCTGCATCTGGTGGAACTGAGGTTGAATCTGGTGGTTACAAGTACCACACCTTTACTACTTCAGGAGATTTTGTAGTTTCAGGTCAGGCTGGGACGGTTGAATACCAATTGGTAGCCGGTGGTGCTGGATCAGGAACTGGTGGTGCAGTGCTTTGCCCCGGTGGTGGTGGAGCAGGTGGTCTTCTAACTTCCTCTACTACTGCTACAGTTGGAACCCATGCTGTTGTTATAGGCGCGGGTGGTGCTGCCGATACAAACGGTGTTAACTCTACATGGTTCAGTCTAACAGCAAGTGGTGGGGGAGCGGGTGGCGCATTTACATCTGAGACAGGAAGTAGTGGCGGATCAGGCGGTGGAGGTGGTGCTGCTAGTGCATCAGGCGCAGCAGGAACCTCTGGTCAGGGATCGGCTGGAGGAGATGCTGACGCAAGAACTGGCGGAGGTGGGGGCGGCAAAGGTGCGGTGGGAGCAAATGCGTCTAGTAGTCAGGGAGCAGCCGGTGGTGCTGGAGATAATACAAATTCCGCTTGGGCTACAGCAACTTCAACTGGAGATAGTGGGTACTATGCAGGTGGAGGTGGTACTGGTACTCCTGTAGGAGCCGGTGCCGGGGGTGCAGGAGGAGCCGGTGGTGGTGGAAATGGAGGTAACCAAAGTAGCGACCCCGCTAGAGCTGGTGTGAACGGAACGGTCAATACCGGAGGTGGCGGGGGTGGCCCCGCAGACGATTCTGGTGGTGCTGGTTGGGCTGTTTCAGGGACAGGCGGTTCTGGAATTGTTATTTTGAGGTACTCAGTATGAGTCATTTTGCTAGGGTAACCGATGGGATCGTAACTAAAGTAATTGTTGCAGATCAGGAATTCATGGATGCGTTTGTGGACAGCGAACCGGGGGAGTGGATTCAAACATCCTATAACACAAGGGCAGGTATACATTACGCACCAAATTCAATGGAGCCTGATGGTGGTGTTCCTCTTAGAAAAAATTACGCAGGTGTTGGTTATGCTTATGACAAGGATAGGGATGCTTTTTATATACCATCTCCTCCGTATCCATCTTGGAGTTTGGATGAGGATTCTTGCACTTGGAAGCCACCCATACCACATCCAGGTGGTGATGACGATTATACTTGGAATGAAGAAACACAATCGTGGGACGAGGTATAAATTATGGCATTAGAAAGCGCAACATACATTAGCGGACTCGTATCTGCAAATCCGCCTGGAACTGACGCAATCAGTCAGGGTGACGATCATATTAGACTTATTAAGTCTGTTTTGAAGAGTACTCTGCCAAATGCCGATGAAGCAATCAATGGCGTCCATACTGGTACAAGCGCACCCTCGCCTAACACGCCCGGTCAGTTATGGTTTGATACGAGTGGTGATGGCGTTCTGAAGGTCTGGAATAAAGGCGATTCGGCGTTTGATAATGTAGGGGCTGGGAAACTTCTAGCCGTATCCCATAACTACCGATCAGGTTATACTGATATTGATTCATCGACTATGACGGATAGCGGTCTTGCAATTACTTATACGAAACTAAGCGCCACTTCTTCCTTGTATATAGACTTTGCTGGTGCGGCATACCTTTCGACAAACTTCAACTACCCTGCAACAGATGTCACAACTCAAACAGGTTTTATAAGATTAGTCTACGCCACTAGCACGACAACTGGAATAGTTCCAGCAACTAATGATAATGCAAACCACATAAAAGAGCAGGGGTTTACCCTCAGTTCCGGGTCCGTAGTTCAACTAGGTTTTGGCACGGGATACCTTTGGAAGGTAACCGGGTTAGCGGTGGCTGCGTACACTTTCAAGGTTCAGGGGAAGGTAAATCAACCTGATTATGGCAGCATAGAATTCAATGACGGCACTATAAGGCTTATGGAGGTAGAGGCATAATGGATGCGAATACACGAAATGTGAGGACGGCTATTAGAATGTTAGTGCCTAGCGGTGGGTTTTCAATTACTGGTGATATACAGACTGAAACTGACTACAGCGGTAATGTCGTTTTTGATACCCCTTCAAGTAAGCCCTCTTGGAACGACCTGCAACCCAAAATTATTGAGGCTCAGTGGAACGTAGTGCGTGCTATGCGTAATACGAAGTTAGCCCAATGCGATTGGACTCAACTTGATGATGTAGCGTTGACAGCAGAAAAAGTACAGGAATGGAAAGTTTATCGTACAGCATTGCGCGATATTACAACGCAATCTGATCCATATAATGTTACTTGGCCCACGCCCCCCGAATAATGCAGCTAATACCAATCAATGATGTTGGGCAGGTAGGGATTATAAGGGATACACCCCCGTATCAACTACCGCCTAATGTATGGAGCGATGGTAACAACGTCAGGTTCCTCGACAATGGAGTAAAGAAGTGCGCTGGTTATGAGGAGGTTTTCGCTACTCTCCCGTTTGGAGCGTACTACGTTTTCCCGTTCCTTGACAACGGCGGAACATATCATTGGCTTGCTTTTGGGATCAGCAACATTGCGGTATGGACAGGCAGTGCATGGGCAGATATTACCAGACAGAATACGGGGGGATTAAATGCTGGTATAAATAACAGTGTTACCACGATAACCTTAGCGGATGCAAGCAACTTCCCGGCAAGCGGAACTATGGCTTTAGGAACTAATGCTATTACTGATGGCGATTCTGACGGTTATGAAGAAATTAGCTATTCAGGTAAATCAACCAATGATCTTACCGGCTGCTCCAGAGCGCAGGGTGGTACAATCGCTGCACCACATACAACTGCATATCCGGTGGTCCCCACAGGAACTACCGCTACTGGGGATAATATATACAACACAACTGTTGCCCAGAACTGGCGCGTAACTCTATTAAACGGTTTGCTGGTTGCTACCAATGGGTACGATATTCCGCAGATGTGGCCTTTATCTAACGGGGTTCCGGCTACGACAATTCCTATGCGGGGGCTAGAGAACTGGGGTTCCAAAACAGATTCCGGGTCAACTGACTATTGTAAATCCATTGCTGCATTTAGAACCTTTCTTGTAGGTTTGAACTGGCAGGTGGGTGGTGTGGAATACCCCAACCTAGTGAAGTGGTCGACCGTGGCTACCGCATTGAGCGCTCCAGTTTCATGGGATGAGTCTGATGCGACACTTGATGCTGGAGAGTACCAGCTTACTGACACGCCCGGAAAAATTATAGACGGTCTTCCGTACGGAGACTCGTTTCTGATTTATAAAGAAGACTCGATCTACATTATGAACTATGTGGGAACTCCCTACATCTTCTCATTTAAGTTACTATCTCCCACCATAGGATTACTAGCTAAAAATGCTGTAGCTGAGTTTGAAGGTGGTCATTTCTTTGTAGGAAACTCGGACTGTTATGTCACCAACGGTCAGCAGGTTACACCACTACTGCCCAACAAACTGCGCAGGGAGATGTTCTCTGATCTAAATGGGGATAACTACGAGAAGGTATTCGTGGCGGCAGACTACGCAAGGAATGAGATGCTGGCTTGTTATCCGGCTGGAATATCTGCAATACCCAACAAAGCATTAATATGGAACTGGAAAGATAACACCTTTTCATTAAGAAGTATCCCAGAACTATACCATATAAACTCTGGCATTGCTGCTATAACTGCAGGGAACTTATGGCCACCGCAAACCACCCTTAGCCACTGGTGCGAGTTTGACGGTTACAAGCACTGTTGCTGCGGATGCGGTATTCTCCACACCCACAGGGACAGTTGTTATTCAGGGCAATACAGACCCCTATGTTAATGAACAGATAACGTATACAGGAACGACCTCAACAACATTTACCGGGATAACTAGGGGAGCAAACGGCACTACAGCAGCGGCGCATGATAATAGTATTGCGGTAAACGAGGTTACAACAACATGGGATACAGTCCCCGGAATATGGGGGACAGGCAACTATGATTCCGTCCTGAAAAATATGGTGTTTGCCAAACCAGACCAGAAGGCTACCATAAGCGCGGCAACTGCCGCCAACCCTGTAGTTATTACTGCTGCTGATTCGGTTTCTGCAGTTCATGGTCTTGCTGATAGTGATCTAGTATCTATAAGTGGTGTGGTTGGGATGACTCAGATAAATGCTC